CCCTCGGTTAGTAACTGTTTCCTCAGCGTACCCAGTTGCCCACGCAACGCTGTCTTTAGCATCCTTAAATAGATACGCCTTAACAATGTATCTAGTAGCTTCGACAACTTCCAACTCAGTTGAAATGCGAAACGCTGGGTAATCCTTAATGAACTTTTCAAGTCGAACCTCCACTGGCTCATAGTCTGCAAGATTAAACATAAAGGTCATTCTCCTCTGTTGCTAGTTGCCCTGCGATTGCGCCGTATGAGCATAGGTCGATCCATGTGTCAAGCTGCTGGGCTGACTGATTAGTCCTTGCAAGTTTAACAAGCACCATGATCCCAGCCACTTGATAGTCGTGTATTGGTGTTTGTAGGTATGCACTGAGGAGCATTGCGGTGTGTTGCATGTTATCCGCAGGGTGACCGTATGAAAGCCCACGCTGAGAGATCGTGTCTGTGGCTGTGAGCAGGATTTCACTGGCTTTCATTCCTTAACCTCTACGAAATCCGATGGAACTGCAATAATGCTTGGTGTGCCTTCTTTAAGTGCGCGCCCACGATGGTATCCATCTCTCACGCCCTTGTTATAGGCTGTCCGCTGTACATCAAAGATTGCGACTGAAAAGCCCACAATCATTAAAATGATGCAGATCAGCAATAGCTTGTCTGTGTTTGCCATTTCTGTACCTATCTGTGCCAGTGCCCTTGACTGGCTACAGGATTAGTGTCGCATAGATGACAGACGAATCAAGTACATTTGTGTAACGAAACGATAACGATTATCTAGGTCTGCCGTAGCTCTTTCCAGACACAATGAATGTGCCATCCTTCTCAATGTTAATCAGATCCACCTGCACTTTAGCCTTGTTCACGTAGATAATGGCAAAAGCCTGTTGCCAGTTAGCCACGCCTTTGGTGTATGCAGCTTGCTTAAAGTCCATCAGATTACCTACCTCGACACCATGCAGGACACGCCCTATGCGACCCCCAGAAGCCTCTGAGAAGGCAGAACGCCCTGCTCTGTGAGTATGTCCTGAGATTACATTCTTTCCATGCCTACGAGCCGCTTCTAGGGCTGATAAGCCCCCCTGTGGCTTGATCGGTGTGTGATCTCCATGAACTGCAATCCAGTTAGGCGCGATTGGCATTGGGTTTTTATGAAAGGTTATGCCTAACTCATCAAACTTCATAAACTTTTCAAAGCGTAGCTCTGGCAATGCCCCAAACGCTGGCACTTTAGCCATGATGATGTTGTATAGGCGGTCTGTGTGATTGCTGCGAATGCAGTCTGTAACGCCCAACTCCCACAATAGATCGACTGCTTCATTGCGGTCATCGTCTAGGGTCTGGGCGTAGCTGCCCATGCGACCCTCTTCCCACTTGCTAATCTGTGGTAGGTCGATCTCATCGCCAATGGTAACTACTTGGTCTGGCTTGAACTTCTTGATAAAGCTTGCAAGGTTACGAGTTGCAACCCTGTCATGATACGGGACTTGAAGATCCGATACTACGACAATTCGCTTAATAGTCATCCTCGTCATCCTCATAATCGCCCAGCTTCTCTGGAACGATTGGGTCTGGCAAGATCCAATGAGGGTAAGCCTGTGGCTCTGTAATCATAAACATGGCTATGTCTTCCTTAAAGCCTGCTCGCTTCAAGGATGTGAAATACTCATAAAGCCCAATGCAGTAAGCATCAAGCTTTGAGTAACCCTGCTCCTCTAGTGCCTTGGTTGCTTTTCTTGCCATGACAGAATTATCGCTCTAGAAGGATGTTATAGATCTCATCGACACGCGCATGAAGTCGCTTGATCTCAGCTAGTAGGTGAGTGATGACAAAGCCTGAAAGACCACCGAGTGCAACAATGGTGGCGATGTAGAGTTGAAAGAAATCTGTCTGTGTCACTTTTTATCTACCTCATCGATGGCTGCTTCTAGCGCATCGACAATGATGTCTGCTGCTGACTTACGAGCTCGGTATGACTTGATAGCTGTGCGTAATGCTGGAAGGATTGCAACACCGGCAACGCCAGCGATGATGAGAAGTAGATTATCCATTAGATGCTCCGATCATAGGTACTTGAAAAAAAGCACCATCATTGTCAGCTTCTTTCTTAAAGCTGATGTGAATGTGCTTAGTGTGTTTGTTAGCCCCTGTGTATTTGCGCCACTTCCAATTAAGGATGCTGGAGCAGATTCGTCCATCGAAAATGATGTAAGCAATACGCTTGTCTGTTTTTCCCTTGGATAAGAGACGTAACTGATCAGCAAGATCTCCCATGATGTCTGGCTTTCCGCCTTTGTGGAGGTCTTTGTCCACATCAATGGCACGTACCCAGCCTTGCTCATCTGGATTATGATCAGACTTGCGAGCAGCGTGTCGGGTATCACCGATCCAACCATCCGATGTGCGGTCACGATCTGGGAACGAGTCATCGATCTGCTCCCTTAACTGTGATGCAGCTTTACTCAGTCTTGGCTTCATTAGCCTTTAACTCATCATAAGCAGATTTCTGCATCCAGGTCAGATTTCCGTTTTCATCGTCTATGCAGACTGTAATTTCGCCATTGATTTCTACTTCAGTGATTTTCATTATAACTCCGCGCTAAAGCCTAGATAAGTTGTGGTCGAATTGTTGGAGATTAATTCTGCTGGTCTAAACTGAGTACCGCCGCCGCTAATGCTTGGCGTGATCAAAATCGTGTTTAGCGTTGAGTGTGTTGAAATACCCATACCAGTCAAAGCTTGATTGTTCACGGAGTCAGTTAAAAAGTAATTGCCAATGGTAGAGGTTTCAACCGCTGTCGGTACAATTCTTAAAGTCACAGGCAGATTTACAATAATTTCCGCACCTGTACTTGCTGAGTAAATACCAAGAGCAAAACGACTATAAGCACCACCAGCATTTAGTCGGTAGTAATAACGCTGACAAGCGGCTAATTCAGCTTGCTGAGTCGGAGTAGCAGGGCAGTAAGGGCTTACCTGATTTCCAACCTCGACCATGACTCCAGTGATCTCATAGTAATCATTAGCCCCAGCAGTGCCAGTTGGAGTGTTCTGGAAAGTAACGCACATTTCAGTTGTTGTTGCTGGGATTGTGCCTGTATAGCTAAAGCGTTGCCATGTCGTTGTCAGGGTTGCAGTGCCACTCACGCTGTTTGCGCCACCTGTATAGCCGCCAAAGATGTTCTGATCTGTTCCTGTGCCTGTCTGAATTGCAGCAGATAAAGCACTAGAAGCAGCTGAGTAGTTAGCACCTGCACGAGCATAAAAAGAGAAGGTGACTTGCTTTCCAGCATAAGCAACAGAATTAACTGTCTCCATGTTTTGGTTCAAGTAATTAACACCTGTTGAAGTAGTGCCTGAGTTGCGTTGCACTCTTGCACAGTATTGGATGAAAGGCAGATTGGTGGTGTCGTTAGTTGCTTGGCGGCTTACTGTGATTGTGCCATTGAGATAGTTCTGCCAGCGGTCTGCGTTGTAGCCAGATGTACCTGTTGAGTTGTTGCTAAGGCTGGTTCCACGCTGCCAGACATTGAAAGATGAGTTCAGGACTGCATTGCGAGTAAACGGACGGAATAGGAATGTGTCTAGATCCTGCCCCAGTGTAGAGATGGCGGTTGCGCCATTCTTTACAAGGTCACTCGATGTAGGTACATCGAACCCATAATTCGTGGTAGTGGTTGCCATTAGGTTAGTGCTCCAGTCGCGTTAGTCCAAGTTAGTATAGCATTCACGCCAGTCCAGATAAGTGAGGCTGGCAATACTGTTTCCCATTGGGTTGTTGATAGTGAGAAGTCTGTCGCTGAGACATAAAGGGTTATGTCCACAAATGTCGGAGTGGCACGAAGGGCGACATTCTCCACGAAGCCGTCGAACTGACCATCAAGCAAGTTAGAAGGCAGATTGCTAATAAGCACAGGCTGACCAAAAAAGACATTGATGAGGTTGTCAAGCATTGCGCTAGGCATGTCGGGATTGTCTAGGCGGAAGGTAATAGCACCCAATGACCCGCGTGGAGTCTTTCTAAGATTAAGCTCTCTAGAGGCGATGTCAGTGATGTCTGCAAGGTTCTTGATGTTGGACTCAACCGAACGCTCAAAGAGCCCGTAAGAGGCTATGGAGTCGGTGTCAGAGGTGCTGTAGGTGCTGGCGTATCCTGTGCCGTACTTGAAGATAAGGCTGTTACGGATACGAGCAATCTGAGTTTGTGAACTGATAGATGATGGGGTTGCATACGAGCCATCAAGGTTAGTAAAGCCATTTGTTGCGAGGTAGTTAGATCTGTGGTCTGCATCGTCATAGGAAACATCTCCGTCCTTTTCCTCGTAGATTGTGCCAAGTGCGCTAGTGGCAATCTGATCGACTAGGGTCTGGCTTTTAGCCGTGGCATTAGCAGCAAGGGCGATCATGGTGTAGAAGCCTGAGTCAATAGTGCCAATGTAGGACTCAGCGTTCTCCCAAGTGACATCTGCTGGGTAGGTATCCCATGTCACAGTCGGAGTTACTTCTGCCCAAGATAAGTTAAGAGCTGCGCCAAGGATGGCGGCGATTTGCGCTCCGTCTAAGCCCTCTGCAAGGGCTGTGTTATAAACAGCCTTGGTGAGTTTAGCCAATGAGCCAATGCCTAGGATCTTGCCTGTGGTGATGTAGCCAGACTCTTCAGGGCTACGAACACCAATGTTGAAGTCTGAGACCTCGCCACCGAATACAGTGACATAAGTGCCAGATGAGTTCTTCAACTCTAGAGTGATTGGCTCTGTGACATTGATGGTGAAAGGTGAATTGTCGGTATTGATGATCTCTACTTGGCAGTAACCTGCTGTGGCTTGTC